CTTTCATAACTAATTTGTTTATATAATTAAATATAATGAAAATTATTTTAATTACCAAATTTTTATATGATTTTTATCATTTATGAAATTGTAAAATATTTGGTAAATATAAACCTATATTTTTTAAGGTTTTAGATGTAGCTGCTATTGTTGCTCTATTAGAATTAATTACACCTTTGTCAATTAGTAATCCAGTATCATTATATACTTCATTTAATGGGCCGGATATTCTCCAATTTATGATTTCTGATAACCAATATGGATTTGATTTGATTGTTTCATAACCATTCTTGTCTATTTCATAAATAAAACCATTTATATCATTTGCTTTTTGTATGAAATATCTTTCAACAAACGATGATTCATAATCTTCAGGTTTTGGAGATGGTACAATTGTTTTGGGTATATCCAATGAATAGAATGTTTTATTTTTTACTAAATCGTTATACATCTTGTTTTGTATTTTCGGTATTAATTCTATATCCTGCTTCAATTGTTGTTTCCCAATCCTTATCATCAATTGAATGTTTTACATTTGTAACTTGAAAATAACCATTTCTATTATATATTTCAGGAACGCCATCAATGTGAAAATATTCCCCACAACTTATTCCAGCAATACCATCAATTTTTAATGATATATCTAAATATGTTAAAGCAGTACTATTATCTGCTTTTGTTTTCACATATTTTAGTATTAAAGATGTATCTAAATAAATAAAACCATTTGGAGCTGGGGTTTTATCTTTTGTTGTTTTTTTAAACTTTACATATTTACTTTCCAAAACTTCAATCATTTCTTTTTTCTGTTCAGCTGCGGTTTTTTCTTTTTCGGTGGATGTTGGAGTATTGGTTGTATTTGTTTCGGTAGCAATAACATTATTCCAAGCAGCTGCTTCTTTTACAAGTTTAACTTCAATTGAGTTAATGGAATAATATCCATCCGCGTTGGGTGCATATGATAAGTCGGCTGATGCGAACTCATCTTTTTCTGCAACAGGTTCCACATCAGGACCTTCACCTTTATTAATTGCTTTATTTAATGCCAGTTGTGTAGAATATAGTGCCTGTGCTTGCATCAACGTACTCAATTCCATATTAAATTCAAAAATTTTAACAATTGAAGCTTCTGCACCAATTTTAAATCTATGTATAGTTTTTAATTCATTACTTGGTGGATTTTTAATTGGTAATTTTTTATCTATTATAGTTAAAGGGCTACCATCATTGTCATCCGATTCTTTTTGAAATTGTAAACTACACAATCCAAACATATTATCATTAATTGATTGTAGTAAATTATTCAAAATATCAGCTTGTGTGTATGATTTATTGTATGCCTGAACAAACGTATCGTATCTAAAAAATACATTTAATAAATTTCCAATCTTTCCATCTACTATTTTTTGTGGGAGACCACTAGAATCATAAATTTCCGATACATTTAAATTAAAAGATTTATTATTTATTTTACCATCAAATGTTTCTGCTATAAATTTTTTAGTTGTATCATCAAATTTACCAGCTACTTTTATTATATTCTTTTTACCCACTTCTGTCACTTTTATTATTGGTAAGTCTCCGGGTAAAATAAATAAGTCGGTAGTGGATATTATATTAGTATCAGAATGTATTGGAATAATTGGTAATTTACCTGCCGCATCTTCATAAAATGCATATCCAATTTGTTTAGGTTTTATCTTAAACAACCTAGCATTATTTAGTATTGTTAATATTAATTTGAAAGAAATGTATGCTTCTTTTGAATACTTTGTATCTTTTTGTTTTTCATTAGATATTCCCCAATTAAAAAATTCATTAATCCATTCGGATTTGACTTTGAACATATCTTTTAATTCTGGATTATTTAAGTCTGCGGATAATTTATTCAAAAAAGTATCATACTCATCAATAATGGGGTCATTACTTTGTCCTTTATTTGAATTTTTTTCATTAGCCTGCTTTATTGGCATCCATAATTGTAATTCGTTTCCAGCTGATATTTCTAAATTTATATTATATGTACCATCTGCGTCCGGTGAATATGTAAACCCAGTAACTTTACCGGCCATAAAATCATATGCACCTTTTGTTTTTTCTAATGTATCTAAATATTTTACTTTAGATTTTCTATATGAATCCTCTTTATGAGAATATATTTGAAGATATCTATCCACATAATCTTTATGATTTTTTTTTGCAAATAAATAACTATCTATCAAATATTTGTCACTTCGTATATCAGTATTTAAACCATATTCTAATACGACATTCATAGATGGTCTTAAAAAAAACAATTCAAACATTTCCAATTGCTTTAATGTAAATACTTTAATATCTACTTTTGCCGTTTTTAATGTATTATTTCCACCATCGGTATCAATATCAACTTTTGTAATTATTGGAACAGATACTCTTCTATTGGTTTCACCTTCTACAACTATTTCTTTTCCATCCAAATCGTATCCAACAATTGTATTTCCTGTTTGATATAGTTTTGATGCATCTACTGTATTTGCTATAACGCACCCTTTATATGTACCGGTAATAGCACCACTTCCAATCATACCCTTTATGGATTCAGGAGTTCCACCCTTTGAAACAACAGCTGCCGATGATAGTATTACAAATGGTTTCAATGTGTGAATGTTGGGTGATTTTGTTTCCCTATCTTTCAACACATCTACTATCCATGATTTCAATGGGGATAAAAATGGAAATGGCATAACTTATTTATTTATTTTTTCTAAATCATTCAAAATTTTAGAAACATTTGCGGGTATTCTCAATTGTATACCAGGTGTTATTGAATAAGAAGCCTCATTTAGATTATTTGCAGTTGCAATAATCCACCATAAACTTTGGTCTCCATAATATTTTAGAGCAAGAATATCCAATCGGTCAGCCTCATCCGAAATAACATACATATCATCATTTGATGCTTTTATTTTTGGATATATAACACTACTTAAATACATTTTTTTTGTATCTTTTTTTGTTAAAGTTGTTGAATATGTGTATCTACTTGCCATTTTTTATTATGTTGATGCAGCTTTTTCTGCAGGTTTTGATTGTATTGCTTCCATTCCTTTACCATCAAAATTATATTTGTAAGTTTTTGTAGCACTATCTATACTATGTAAACCTTGTTCTATTATTTTTATAGAAAGTGATGCATCTATTACCGATGGATATAATATACTATCTGTGTCTTTATCGGCTTTAATACCATTTGGTTGAAAATTTGGCCAAGATACAGTATCTTCTATATTAAATGAAACAGATTCTAAAAGTGATAATACATTAGTATATACATCTCCTACTGAGAAATAAAATAATTGTGGCGAAAATGCATATTGCGCAGTTCGTTCTACCGCTTGACGGGTACTACGTGTAGTTACCGTGCCATTACTTTCAAAAGGATTATTACCATATGTCATTTCTGATATTTTTTCATATGGAAATGCCAATGATTTTAAATAATTTATTTTTTTTATTATTACGTCTCTTTCGGTTATTGTATTGTAATATAGTTTTAGATTAAATTTAACACTTCTTTCTACTCCTTGATATCTGTAAATTTTAAATGGTGACCCTATATACTTAAAATTAGACCACTCCGGAGTAACATCTTCACTAATTCCGGAAACTGACCCAACAAATGGTACTATTTCTTTATTACCATATTTTTTGAATGTTACCCAAATTTGATTTTGAAATTTATTAGAGTTTTTACTTTCTTTTAATTTTGCATCATCTTCAAAAAATACTTTTTCATTAATTTCTCTTGTTACATCATCCCAAGATTTTTGGTAAGTTCCTTTTCTTTCTTGTAATGTTTTAACATTCCTATTAGTGTCAGCATTAAATGAAGGTTTTCCAGATGGTTTGTCTATTGTATGTTCTTCATAATATTTGGAGAATGATACGTCTTTGGCCATAACCGTTTTACCATCTAATGAAGTTTTTCCAAATTTTGCACCATATTCATTTTCTGCAGCAGAATTTTTCTTTAATGAATTCGCTAAATTTTTCAATCCGTTTCCAGACCCAAATTTATTAACTGCGGATATTGCTGCACCTGTAAAGCTTTGTGGACTTGATTTTGATGCTGCTATGATTGAAATAGGTGCAGGTGATTGCTTTACGAAATATTTATCCCCTTCTTTAACTGCATCTTTTAATAATGCTTCGGTTGGTGCCAATAAAGAAATTGGTTTTGTAAAAAATCCAGTAGGTTTTCTAAATATAGTATCGGTTGGTCTATTTGCCGAACCACCCAATGCACCTCCGATTTGATTTCCTATTAATGAAGATAATGCATCCGGAGATGACCCTAATAATGCAGCGGCTCTCGGGGCATTTATAATACCTCTAGTATCAATCCTTAGTTTTTCGGATTTACCATAAATTTCTTTTGCTTGATTCTTAAATAAATCACTTATTGTTAGCATCTATAAAATTCCTTTTGTATAAATATCTTTAATAGAAATTTATGTTATTATGCACCTGTTATTCCGTATGCTCTTTGCGAAACATTTTTCATAACATCACTAACTCTCTTACCATTTATGTTAATTGGTTTTGCCGATGCTTCTGCAGTTGCACCAATTAGTGTATCTAATAATGCGTTTGTTACATCGGTTCGTCTTAGTAATTCAATATAACCATTTTGTTGATTTTTATTTAATACACCAATTTGTGTATTTAATTTTATAGTTTCTGTTTTTAAAACCCCATCAGCTTCTACAATTTTTAATAAATGACTATTCATTGTAGTTGAAGATGTATTTACTGCACTTACCATTGAATTTGTATCTACAATATAATTATTAGTTACTGGTTTAGGTGCAGCTCCTCCTGGAGGGCCTCCTGCGGGCCCACCACCGGTGCCGCCGGTTGGGCCACCAAATCCTCCTCCTGGGCCGAACATATTCAAATTCTGCATACCACCGATTGTACCGGATTTAAAATCCACTTTTCCATATCCCGGCTCACCAGGATATACCATACCTGCAGGTCGTTTAACATATTCTCCGGTTCCTAATTTTGGGTCTTTGTTAATTTCACCAGTAATAAATTTCAATCTTTCGCTGAATTCACCCAATAATTTTGTCGGGTCTCTCCTAACCATAAAATCGTCTATGGTCGTTTTCATGTCTGTACCAAGTCCCTTATATAATTCTGATAATCTCGTCTGTTCTTCTTTACCTAAAAGTCTTTTTTTATTTATCTCTCTTATTTGCATTATTTCAATAGCCGAAGTTAATGCACCCTTTTCGTTATAAAATGAAGCTAATTGAATTCGTTTTTGTTTTTCATCGTATTCCCTTTGCGCTTCAGCTTCTTGTGAAAATATTTTATTATATGTTTCTGTTAATTTTTGAGCAAGTATTTCTGGTTGTTTTTTGTAAGTTTCTGCTAATTCAAATTGAGCCATATAATACTCCGATAATCTCATATCATTGGACTGTAATTGGCCACCTTGTATCATTCCAGATATTGAATTATTTAATGAACTAGCTTGTGAATATCCGGCCGACCCTTTGTCCAATCCTGCAAAAGCCTGGTCCATTAAATTTTTACCACCACCCATCATTATACCAGAACCCATTTCTTCTAAGTGTTTTGCAGCTGCCATTTGTTTTTCATGACTCATCTCCAATTCCTTAGTATATTTAACTCTAAAATACGCCTCAACTTCTAACATTTTCAATTTTTGAGCCTGTTCAAGTTGTAACATAATCAATCTTTCTCTTTGCTCAAATTTCATCATTTCTTTTCTTTGAGCCTGTTCCATACCCAATCTTTGAGCTGCCAACGAAACATCCATATCAAGTGCTCCCTTTGCAATATCTGCACCCGTTTTTAATCCTGCCTTTTCAGTTAACGCTCCTTTAACACCACCACCTTTTGATTGAGTCAATTCCATTAATTGTTCAACACCCATTCCAGTAGCTTTTGATAATTCTTGCTTTTGGAATGCATTCATTGCACCAATATCCATTCCACCTAATGCAGATTTTAATGCAGATGCTCCTCCTGCCATATCTCCTGACATCAATCTTGCTCTAACTTCTGATAGGTTTACATTTTTACCCAACATTGCCGACAAACTCATTTCGGATTTGATACTATCTTTATAATTAAGTACCATTGTTCCTGATGCAGTTGCCATATCTTTCATAGAACTATTCATATTGGATAGTAATACTGCCTGACTTGCATATTGTGAAGTCGTCATATTACTATACTTCATAACTTCTTCCGTTGCATCTGCCATTTGTTTAAACAATTGTGCAGGAGACATATCATTCATTTTTGCAAATGCTTCTAAACCGGCTACATTATTAAATGCCACTTTGGCTGATGATTTGTCCATTAAACGGAAACCTTTGGTCATTTTCAAAACATCTTCACTACTTGAACCATATCTTTTTGAAAGTCCTGCGGCAGATGTTGCCATCTTTATCTGTTCGGAAAGACTAACACCTAATTGTAAACCAATTTCTTTAATACTTTCGAATACGGCTTCGGTTGATGAACCAATTGCGTTTAATGCTCTTTCGGAAACCATCAATGATTGTTTATACATGGACATTCCGGTCAAAAACAATGACTTACGTCTTGCACCCTCAGCTTCCATTGTTTGCATTGCCTGATTGTGTCCAAATGTGATTGCATCTTTTTTAAGTCCAATTTGATAACTCAATTCATCTTTAACCAATGAATTTTCATATTCAATCATTGAAACCGTATTTTGCTTTTGGTAGTCGAATAATTCTTTTTCTCTAGTTTGTCTTTCTTCTAAAGGTTTAATGTAATTATACTTAGCATTTATCTTTCTGAATTCTTCGGTTCCTTCTAATGCGGCCGCTTTATCGTTAATAGATTTTTCATCCATTAATTTATTACCACCAATCATCTTAAATTGTGATGCTAATTTTGAAGGGCCTCCGCCATCAACCCATTTGAATATACCATACGCTGCACCTGCTATCAATGCTGCTGGCCCTGCGAATCTAGCTATTGCACCTATACCACTTACTAACCCACCGGCCGCTTTACCACCTGCTGCCGCCATACCTCTTTTTTCTACTAGGCCTTTGGTTACATCTCCTAAATTACCTTCTTTTGTTATACCCAATGATTTAGTTATACCCAAACCTTTATTTATCATTCCACCGAAAGGTGTGTTATTTAACATTTCTCCGGCTTTACCCATTGCCTTCATATCCTTTGCCGCAGCGGCGTAAGCTTTTTTAGTCGCTTCTAAAACATCTAAATTTGCTTTATTGGTTTCTAATACGTCCGCTGCAACATCACCGGCTTTTTCAAGTTCGGTTATATATCCCTTTTGTTTATCAATTTGTTTTTGAACAACTTTTGCAATATCAATGTTTGCATCTTTGTTTTCCATTAAGGAAGCAAATGCATTCTGAATTTCACCATTTCCTTTTTTATAGGCTGCAGCTGCAGCATATGCCGTATCTTTTACTTCTTTTTGACTGTTTGGTATTTTCCCAATTGTAGCAGCCATTCCATCTACCTGGGCATCTACAAAATCTAACGCTTTTTTAATTTCTGCGTAACCTTTACTTTGCTTATCTATTTTTCCACCAATACTAGATAATACCTCTTCATATTCTTTTGCACCATATATAGTATCTTTGTTTAGTTTATTACGCTTTTCAATTAATTTATTAATTTCAGCTACTTGCTTGTTAATTTCTCTAACTGAATCCAAATCTCCTTCATGTGCAAATCCTTGTCCTTTTTTTTGCAAATCTTTTTTACTAGCTGCAAGTTCTTGGTAGCTACCTGGTTTTTTTCCACCGCCTTTTGATTGTTTGGATGCCATCTATGGTAACTTAAAATTTATTGTAATATTTTTTAAGAAAATCATCTACCTTCGATGTATCCAATCCATGCTTTTGTAATGTAGATTTTAATTTTAATGAACTTCTAACCATTGCATTATCTAATTCTCCAAATGCGTCTGCTAATTCAGGATTGGTATATTTAATTTTAGAAATATATTGGTCTTCATTACCATTTGACTTTGCTTTAAAAAACAAATCTAATAGTTTTTGAAACATATTTCTTTCAAATAAAAGTTTTGACATATCTATCTTTTTATATTCTTATATAAATATAAGATTAATTTGTTTATCTACGTCTTGCAGTAGAACCACCACCTTTTGATGCTGATTTCATTGCATCTGCTTCGGCTTCTTTTGATTGTATTAGTTCATTCCAATAAAAATCTCTTAACTTAATAGGCATAAAATAAACATCATGCCAATTGAAACCTCCGTTGGATGAGTAAACCATACTAAACAACTTTTTATGTAAGAAAGTACTGTAATTAGTCGGCAGGGTAAAAAAAGTTAATCCCTAATGGGACTTTTAACGCCTCCGTTTCGCCAGTAAAAGGTGAAGTATAATCGAAATTCAAATCAACATCCGGTGACATTTCAGAAATATGTTTTCTAAGTGCTTTCGAATCTGCTGCTAATAATTGATTTGCTACATAATTACTTATATAACCAACCTCTCTATTACCATTAATTTCTGTTATTAATCTTCTATATCTAGCTTGTATATCATTTCCTTGTTTTGTAATCTTCTCACTTGCTTCAATATCTTTATTTACTGCAATTTCATCTCCGTGAGTCATTATCTTAAATTTGATTGGAGTCTTAGTTTTAGGAAGAATAAATTCATACTCATTATTTCTATTTAACTTAGATTCGTCAATTTCTTTAATCTTTAATTGACTCATATCAACTTTTACTTCAACAGGTTCGTTTTCATTTGGGTCATTGATTGTAACACCATAGTCAGGTCCAAATGCCAATATTCTTGATGAAATCAAAATAGCATTTTTGTCTCCGATAATCAAATCATTTATGTTTATCGAACTATCGACTATAATTGATTCTAATAATTTATCCAATACAATACCCTTTCTAATTAGGTTTGTAGAAGTTAAAATATCTTCTTCTTTTGCAGTCATTAATTTAACTGTGATTTCTCCTGATGCTAATGGAGATGATTCAGGATATACCAATCCTTTGGATGGTAAACTGATAACTTCCGTTGGAAATGGGTAATCTTTTTTAGATTGTTGAGGTGGTGTATTACCTAATCCTCTTGTAACTTGTTGTTCAATGTTTTGTTCCATAATATAACTAATGTGTTTATTATATATATTATGTTTTTAAAAAAATAAAAAAGGGGATAACATTTCTGCATCCCCTTTCTTTTTTATATTGTTTAGATTAGTATTCTAAGATAGCGTAATCATATGCCAATGTCAATTCAATTGAAACTGGGTCATTTGATGCCCAATCCAACTCACCAAAGTTTGCTGATGTGATAAATGCACCTTTCAAAGTCCATTGTTCAACTTTATCTCCTACTGGTCCTAATAAGAAGAAAGTAATATCCTTCTTGTAGAATGCAGAGTATCCGTCTCTACCTGTTAATGACTCATGTGATTGTCTAACCCACTCCATAACTTGCTGTGCACCTGATGGTACAATTGGGTCATAAAGAGTGATGTTAACATCATCCCAAGTAGATTTTCCTTTAATCTTTCTTTTTACGTTGATGTGGTCTAATTCAACTACTTCTGATGTAAAAGTTGGTCTATTTGCTGTTTTGATGATGTATGATTCGATACCGTTGATTTCCATAATGAATCTGTTACCAAGTTTTGGTTCAAAATTCTTATAAAACATCTTATCAAAGGTTAAAATATCTGGCATTTCTTTTTATTTTTATTGTTCTATTATAAATATCTGTTTTCTAAATTATCCGTTAAATGCTGCACCAGTTGGTAAAATGTTGAAATCAATTTGAATGAATTCAGCCGTTTTAGTTGGTTGTAAGTAGATAGCTCCTTTCATAATGTTTCTATCAATTACATCTGGTGTGTTATTAGTTTCATCCATTACAACACGGAATGCGTATAGACCTTGTCTTTGTTGGATTGATTCTAAATAAGGGTTAACTATGTTTAAAAATCTATTTCTTGTCTCTGCAGTGTTTTGTTCAAATACTAAGTATCTTGAAGTAGATGCGATGTATTTTCTTACTGTTAACAATAATCTTCTTACGTTGATTCTGTCTAATGCAGATGGTTTGTCTTGTAAAGTCTTTTGTCCGAATACTACGATACCTTGTCCTGGGAACTGAACGATTGGGTTAACCTTTCCTTCATATAGAGTATCTTTTTCAGATTGAGTTAATCTATCTAATACACTAACTGCTCCTACTAATCCACCTCTATTCAAACCTGCTGGTGCGAACCATTCAGCTGCGATTCTATCGTTTGCTGCGAATACACCCGGAAGTAATACCGATGGTGGAACTGTAATCAATTTGTTTGTATTAACATCAAGTGTCTTAATCCATGGGTAGTAAACTGCTGCGTAGTTAGAATCAACTCCATCAGCTTGTTGTAATGTTTGTTGTATCTCCGTAGCTGCGTTACCTGCATCACCGATGAAGAATGCGTCTGCTCTTTGTTCAACCATATCCAATATTGAAGTCCAAACGTTTTCATGGTCTGCTCTGTTAACGTGTGGTGCAACTACCATATTGATATCATATTCGTCAGCGTTTGATAATGCTGCGATGTGTGTTCCGTATGCCAATTTACCTGCAGTTGTTGATGCGTCGATATCAGCTGCGTTTGTATTTGGTGCGTATCCGTCAAATCCTTCTTGGAATGCTACAATAAATTGTCTCATTGCAATTGTAGAGGAATCCGTTGTTAATAATGATAATCCACAAATAGTATCTAATGAGAATGTAGAGTTAGAACCACTACCAGCACTTACTGGAATTGGTTTCATATAAATCTTATTATCAGCGTTGTTATCTAAATCGATACCAGAGTATAATGTAGAACCTGAAACTGCTGAACCTGTTGTGAATGTTACTCTTGGAATAAAGTTTGCGTATGCTCCTGCGTTTACAGGTAATTGATATCCTGCGTGTGCAAATGGAACTGCTTGAACTGGAATTTTACTAGAATCTAAAAGAGGATTTCTATCAGAACTTACTAATCTAATATATTTTGAATAATTAACCCAATCACCAGTTTCAGTTATCTTTCCGGTTGTTGAATTGATTGTTCTTTTTCTGTCACCAATTACTCTATTAATATAGTTTGGAGAATTAGGGTCTAAGTTTACATTAGAGAATGTTTCTAAAATATTCTTTTTCTTATCAGTATCGTTAAAATCTCTAACTACAATAGTAAACGTACCATAATCAGTTCCGTTTGATGTACCAGCTGCTTTTACATTTGTAATACCAATTTTTACTTTTGTATTACCTACATTTCCTGCAGTGATTGTTTCAAATTGAAATAATGGGAATCTTGTATTATTAATTAATTGAGATTGGATATATGGAGTTTTAGCTTCTTGTGCTTCAAATGTGAAGTCTTGGTCAGCTAAAACTACTAGACTTGCAGTTGTTGCTGCAAAAGAACCTGTGAATGAACCTGTTCCCACTCCATTTACACCTGATAATGAATAACTACCTGTATTATATATAAATCCGTTTTCCTTAAAGAATGCGTATGAATAAGCTTTTGTTGAACCATAAGGAGAAGTACCAAATACTGCTTCAATATTATTTGCATCCGCTAATTCAATTGATGAACTATATCCGTGTGAAGCACTACCATTTAATACAATAGAAAAATCACCACTACCATTTAAATCAGAAATTGTAGTTGCTGAAAATCCATTATTTGCACTCGCTGATGTATTAAATAAGATACCTAATGCACCTGTGATTGAACCAGATGCAGCTATTAATAATAAAGGAGCTGTTTCGGTATATCCCGACTGACCAGCTACTCTACAAATAGTTGCAGTTCCTGCTTCTGCTAAGTATTTTTGTACTGCTAACGGAGTATAATATGTGTCATCAACTATTCCAAATAATTGTTCAAATTCAGTTTGTGAATTTACAATTGTTGGTACTAATGGGCCTTCTTTAAAAGGGCCAATGAATGCTGCTCCGATGTCAGCTACACCTTGTTGTAAAAATGAAAGGTCGTTTTCTTTTGTAAATACGCCTGGTGATACTATCTTTTCTGCCATTTTATATGCTTTAATTTAATTTATTAGTTCTCAATATAAATATAATATTTTATTTCAAAACAACAAAAATCTTATTTGTATGTTGGTGAGAAATAATCGTATACTTGTCCTACCGATGTTGCTGATTGTAATGTGTTGTAGAATAATACTGGTCCGATTTGTCCGTTCCAGAATGTTGTTCTTGCACTATTACTACCAACTGTTAAAAAGTTTGTAGATGATGGGGCCGTAAATGCTGCTGCTGTAAATGTTCCTACCGATGTTTTATCTACATAAACTGTTACAGTTCCTGATGGTTGGAATGTTGCTGAAATCA